CTTGGCGTGAGTGATTCTCAAGGCAGTACATTTTTGAAAGACGTATTAAAGGATTTAGACCCTTCAGATATCAGCGGCTCAGCTGTTGATGCCTGCGTTAAATATTTCAATGATGTGCTGCGTAAGACTAATCCCGGCGCTGTCTTAACTGAAAAAGGTTCTACACTGTTGCTATCAAGAGACGATAATGCGACCAAGGTCAAAGGTTTCCGATGGTTACTCGAGCATATTCGACCATCGACGACATTTACCTGGACAAATGCAAAGATCGAGAGCTATGAAAAAGGCCAGGTATGGCTTGATCCATATTCGATTTCAGATTTAGATAAATCGGAGTTAAAAGATGAGATAGTTAGGAGAATGTCAGATGAAACGACGATTGGCGGACATGTATCACTAAAAGGGTACTTGTTTTGCCTCATTCACGTTTTACCAAACTTGGGCGTTGACAATGTATTTTTACGTTGGCTCAAGAAATATATCATGGAGGTAGACCCAGAGATGGATCCATATGAGGATGGACATCACGAATCGCTAATTAATCCAAAAGGTGACACACATGTACGGCTACGTATATTCTTGTTGTTGCAGCTTGCTTTCTATTCGCATTCCTTTCCTCAAATACAGACTGATATCTGGATGGAGATAGGCAACTATTTGTTCGCAAGTCCACATCGACGAAGCAATGAGCTTAAAGGTATGATTAATGTTCATCGTCAATCTGCGTTTTGTAAGTCAAGTACAGGGACTTATCTCAATCATGGTGACTGGTCCGCTGCGATAGAGCGATTACCACTCGGCAAATATGTTCCCGTGCTGTATGTTGCAGATCAGCAATATTATGATTCAAACAAAGAATTCATAGACGAAGCGTACGCTAAGATGACGGCGGCTGGAATGCTGAACACACGGAATGCGTTGGATAGATTATTGTCTGCGGAGATAAACGACGCAAATTTGGCGCAATACACTGTGTTTTACGCGACTACAAGTTTACCTGGTTACACGCGATCCTTCGCGTTGACGTCACACCTGGAGCAGGTTGGTGGCAAGTTCCCAGAGTCGACAGGTGCGTACACTCCATATCTCGAGGCGTTCTGGAATGAATTTGTCATATTCGCGAAAGATAGATTGCCAACATATGGTGAATTTAAGGCGCTCGTGGCAACATCGTGGACTTCCAAATCATCAGGTGGATGGTCTTTCAAAGTACGAACAAAGGTAAAGGAGTTAGCTAAGTATACTTCCGTACGCAAAGTGGAGAAAGATGGAGGCGTTGAGTTCAAATTCAGCGATAAGAGAATGGTGTTCTTACGTGCTGGATTCGAGCTGCTGCGACCAGAACTAATTCGTAAGGGGTACAATCCGGACGAAAAATCAGACATCTTAGACGACTTTGTTGACTATTTCAGCGAAGGAATGGAAGGGAAGGTTGGTGCAAGAGATGTGACTGATGGAAAGAAGAGACGAGCGATCATAGCACAGCGCGCTGAACACATGGCAATGGCAGAGGTTATCGCATATTTACTTCAGGAATATCAAGAAGGTAGAGATGAATTCACAATCGGCAAGCAGCGAGGCAATCCGATAGATGATCATCGTGATACGCTTGTGGTGACTGGACAAACTGATGAGGGCGAATTCTATTTCTACGTAATGGGAGCTGATTATGAGAAGTTTGATGCGTCCGAGAAAGAGGAGAATGCGCGAGGTCCCGATAGAAGAGCGTTGGTGAATGCATTACGAAAGAGAGGTCTTACACAAGCTTTTGGTCCATGGAAGGACATTGCTGAGATCATTGAGGTAATCTGGGGAAAGGGCATTGGGTACGACGCAGTGTTTGTATTCGGCGCTGGTGGCGATGTTCAGCTTGTCAGTCTCGACCAATTATTATCTGGTGAGTTGATGACGCTTTCTCTGAACAATGTTCATAATTTGGCTAATATCCAAAAAGCAGTAGCAAACTTCAGTGCGTTACCGGCATCTGAGAGAGCCACAATTAAGAAGTACGTGATGATGGGTGACGATTCAAACCAGATAGTGATGTGTTTAAATAACTTCAATTTGAAAGATTATGAACAATTGGTTAATAACATGATTGAAACGTCAGCTTCTAATGGGTTCACAATCAATAAGCTTAAGGCCGTGACTCGCAAGCGGTATGGTGAATATTTGAAAGTCCGTTTTCTTGGTGGGCGCGAGGTTCCACTCCTGCAGCTGCAACCTATGGCGACGGAACGGGTTCAAGACGTACAACATCCACGCGATCAGTTTAGCGCGATATATTCACTATTTAACACATGTGTGTCACGTGGTTTTCCTCATGATACGATGTATAAGATGTTCTTCATGTTGTGGTTGTGGAAACGCAATATGAAATTGTATCGTGTAGCGAAGAGGGGAAGTTTGAGTCACAATCTTCTGTATCTGAACGTCGATCTATTGTGGCTACCAAGGATGCTTGGCGGTGTGGGCGTGTATCCTGGTTCACTAATCGGTGCATCTACAGACTTGCTGATACTTCTGAAGTGCGTGGAAGATCCTGATCTGAAGAAGCGTTTAGATAGAGCTTTCTTTGAGATTAGTGTTGATAAAGCGAATGATGTTAAACGCACTGTTGCTCAATCACTGATGGGAAAGGAATGTGAAGTTCTTCAAAAAGATGGAACATACGGAGAGAAAGGAAGGGTGTTTCAAAAAGGGATAGACGCATTTCAGGAAGTGATGCTCGCTGAACGTATTCGTATCGCAAAACGGATCGTTAAGAAGCTGCCCGAGTTTGAGGATCTTGCTTACTATAACATGCCTAAGCGCGCCGTTGAGTATTCACTGATGTCAGATGAGAAATTGGTTACATTGGCATCTGTTGCAAGACAAGCGAATTCGGATCTAATCTGGAACCAAACACAACTAGTTGGTAGTTCAGATGTGCTAGGCGAATTTTCATGGTTAAAGTCGTTCAGATTTATTAAGACTAATTTGCTAGATGTGCTCGATCCAACTAATTTACGTCCAATCTTAGGTAACAAGATGCGTACTGGATTGAATGTGTTCGGGCATTCTGGTAATCCTGATGAAATCGCCGTTAGACCAGTTCAGATATTCGGATTGTTACGCAAAGACCCTTTCTTTCCACGTGAGTTCTCAGATGAGAAATTGATGTCGATTATGTTCAGGCAAGATATGCTTGATGATCCAGATAGAATGGTGAATTTCTTAATGCTTATTGGTGCGCGTACGGATCTAGCCGGACAAGTGGTGGAAAAGGTGAAGAAGATGGCAGATTCTTTTTCGTTTGTTAACGGATTGCCAGGTTTCTCTAAAAATGATCAATACATGATATTATTTAATCTGTCACGTGAATCACATATGAGGGTAGTGAATGTGAGAGACATGCCAGATTTGAAGGTAGCTAATTTACTCCTACAATTGGGCTTATTTAAAAGCTTTTTGGATGGTTTTCATAGCCAAAGGTATTATGCGCTTCGAGTCGAACTCGGAAGCACATCGATCGACGAGTTGAATAAGCTCGTGCATGGTTGGTATACAACGCCAGGTAAACGCATTGACGTTATTCCAAGAAAGGAGTGGGAATGGACGGGCCAGGATTAGGG